CCTGTGCCTGTAAGTAGTGATTCAGCGACTAACCGATTATCACCTTTCTCTAGATGATTTTCACTTAACGCATTTCCATAAGCATTAAGACCTGCCGATGTAAGCGCCCATCCAGGTATGGATACACCGGGTGACATTAATCGATTAATCGTCGTCAAGTTACTCATCGTTTAATCGCGCAAACCTTAAACTCTCAGACGGTTCTTCTTCCCTTCCTTCTAATGCAGCTACTGCCATTTTCTGCGCAGCATCATCGTCAAATCCTTTTGACCTGAAATTCTCCTGCATACGGAAGAAATGATCGATAGTATCGTGTGCAAATCTCACGGCACTATTTATCTACTACTTATATATTAACGATTATATTCTCTAACCGTATTGTTGTACCTGAGCTTCTTGTGCAGCTAAATCAGAACTGATGCCTGCTGCCAACGCTTTCCCAGTAGCAATATCATTGACAAACTTTGCCTTATCAGGGCCTTGCATAACGCCATTTAATTTCATCAAAGCTGCACCTGAATCATTGGCGTACAGCATTTCAGCCAAGTGATCATTAGCAAATTTTTGTGCTTTAGCTTCAGAATCTGACTGGTCAGCGCTACCGGCACGTACCTTTTGAATTGCATCAGCACCAGCTTGAGGAACAGCAGCAATTGTGTTTTGCTCAATACTCTGAACTTTAAGACGTTGGTTATTAAATGGCTGACTATTTACATTAACTTTGGAAGATGCTCCACCATCACCGGAATTAGGACCCATTGGTGCTGATGTAGACGTCATTCCTCCTTGACCATATGCAATTGAAGAAGCAGCTAAGGATTCTTCTGATACAGGATAAGGTGTAATTCGTTGAGCCATTGTTTCATTTAATCGTATATATCTATTGTAGTGGGGACTAATAAAAGCCCCCTCTAGTTAATCAAGTGTCCTGAACAAGCATCTTGCTTTGCAGGGCACCTTGAGGAGCTTGTGAAAGGAATTTCCAAGCGTTCTCAGGGTTGTTATCCATCACTTGACCAAAGCCACCCCAGAAGTCGTTAGCAGGATTTACCTGACGGCCTGGTGTAGGCATTTCCATTTCTGGACGTTGGAAGTTCTGTGGCACTTGAGCTTGCTCCTGATGTTGGATCTCTTGTTCAAATTGGGCACGGGCTTCATAAGCCTGACGCTGCTGTGTTTCAGCAGGGGTCTCAGTGGGGTAAGGACCTTGAGGACCGAAGAAACCGTTGACATAGTCAGCGAGTACATCGGGGTGCGTGAGCATTGTGTTCATTGCAGTGCGCTCTTCACCTGCAGCTTCAAGCATCAAGCTCTGGGACTGACCGCGCTGAACCTGCTCAATCAGAGCATCTTCAACTGCACATGCGTACTGGTTTAGTAGTGCTGGAGCTTCAGCGCCGAAGTGCTGGAGAACCTCAAGACTTTGATCACTTACCTGACTTAGATACGCGTCGCTTACTGCCTCTTGGCTTTGACCCTGCATTGGAGCCTGAGCCTGTGAATAAGCCTGGGTTGAAGCTTGGTGACTGTAAGTCTGGGGCGCCGAATACTGGGCTGGTGTTACCTGCTGTGCCGAAGCCCAAGCTGCCGGTTGTGCCACCTGAGGTGTCGGAGTTTGGTAAGCCGATGGTGATACCTGGGCTTGGGATGGGCTGCTTGTATTCAAGCTTGCGCTGAGCGCCTGGAACGCCGTTTGCCATGGATTGGTTTCCGCTGCCGGTGGTCCCGAAACCTGCGGGGCCGGAGCCTGCTGGTAAGCCTGGAGCTGCGGCGCTGGTTCCTGCACTTGGTAAGTCGGAGCCAATGCCGGGGAGGCTGATTGTTGGCTCATCGAGGACGGGGCGGCCAAGCTCTGCTCTGACGCGATCGGCATCGGAGAGCTTGCTTGGGCCGGGGTCATCACTGCTTGGTTTGTACCTTCCACTGTAACTTAACTCCTTACGTAAAAATTCTAAAGATCGATATAAGAATCCTGTGATATCAAGATTCGGGTCAGACGCCAAAGGAAGTTCTGGTGTCTGTGGATGTGGCAGCTGATATAGCTGACCTAATAATCCAATAAAACTACTTAAAGATTGTTGTGTTTGTTGGACCATTCTGAAGGGGTAACCGCTAAGCATGGCTGCCCGTTCTTCATCTGTTTTGCCAGGGAATAAATATTTCAGTGCTTCAATTGAATCAACACCTAGCTCTTGTAGGTTACGAACGACAATACTATTATTTAAGACGTCTTCCGTACTCTCTTCAAAAACTTCACCTTCCCAACGCCAGTTAACTTTTGTACTGCCATCTGGGATAAGTCCAATTACTCCTGGAGGAATATCTCCTGTGTCAAGTCTAGCACGTATCTCTTCTTCTCTAGTAAGAGTGAACTTCTGATACTTCTTGAGGAACTTCTCCTCATCTTTTTGATATGTCTCGATATCTCCTTGATAATCTTCCATTAATGGTGGGATAGGTTCTTCTAGGCCAATAGCCACTGCGAAGGACTTTTTAAACATTATCTCTTCATGCTGAACCATCATGCCAAAGAGTTTGCATAAGCCATATGAGAACAGCGCTCTTGCCTTTTTCTCTGCTGTTGCTGCTACCCGTCCATAGAGCGTTTTGATTTCATAAGCTGTTGAGGCAGTACCAATATCAATATCATCAACACCACCTAATGCAAGGCGAATCTCTGAGCGGTACTGCTTGACATATAGATTCTGGTCACCTGAAACGCTATCTGGTGTTAGGTAACTAACGCGGTCAGTTGGCTCAAGGTTAGCGATAACGCGTGGCACCTTAATTTGACCATCAATAGGTGATGTACCAAATGGTGCTGTGTTCCTTGTATCACTACGACCAATAGCAGCAAAACCTGCTTGTGAACTAATCGTTGGCCGCATCGCCTGTTCATCACCTGAATCAACAATGTCATGCTTAGGACGGCTGGAAACTAATGTAGGGTTACCGAAGAACTTGAGGTTCTTACGTACGTTCCTAACTAACTCATCGTGATAGAGGATATGGTTTGCTAGCCAATCGAACTCTCCATTACCACTGGCTTCCCCAGTGCAGTCCATATGATTAAATACTTCAACAGCTGGTATGAAACCAAGACTGTTGGTAAGTACTTCTGTAGAGCCAGGCATAGTGGCCTGTATGGAACCTTGCTCATTCTCGAACTCGATCTTCTCGTTTGATATTGTCTGTTCTATGCGATCTTTGAAAACCTTCAGTCGGATGTACTTCTTTTTACCACCACGACCATTTTGCTGTGGGTACTGATCAACTGTTCCAGGCTCATTTACATTGAAGCTATATATCAGCACCACACTTTCTAGTTCACTGTTCTGTGTGCGATAGGCGCGATAGCTATCTTTTGGGAAGTACAGAAGTTGGTAGGTATCACCGTCTGGCCTGAAATAAAACAGACCCTGACCATCACATAGGAAGTAATCGATAATGCTTTCGAGTTTCATCTCAAGCATATTCTCTTCACAAATCTTGGCTATAAAATCCTTCCTGCTACCAAATGAATCTTGTGCACAATAGAACTCAATGCCACGACGTAATAGGAATGTCCGCATCTGAGCTAGATGTGAGGAGACAATCATTGTGTCTACTGACAAATCCCCGCGTCTTTCTTTTGCCGCAGTAAGTATCTGATTAAATTGAGTTTCTATTGATGAGGTCATTATTTATTAATCCTATTAATTAAATATAGAAGAGCCACCCGTGGGTTTTCCTTTATCCTTCTTTTTCGAGTTTAGCTCAATATCTAGAATTTGGTCGAGATAATTCTGCGGATCTAAGTCAGGCTTACCTATAGGCTCAAGCGGTGTGGCCTGCTGCCAATCAGTTGTTTTTGTTCTTCTCCAATCACCCATGTAGTCATTCTGAGTAGTAGTAGCCTTTGAATTATAATAATTCTCACGTTTATCCATTCTTCCTTGCAGGTTGCTTGTATCTATTACCTGGTTCCTACTACCTTGATCAATAAACTTCTGAGCTGTATTTAGACCGAAGTCGTCATAGCCCGCTTCACGTCCACTTCTATTAGCAGCTTTCCAATAGTTAGACCAATCAGCGCCACCAAGCCCTGTATCACTACGGATTCCAGTAGGACTTTCCATAGCTGTTCCATAAGACATCGTACTGACAGTTGTATCAGGTTGACTATGTTTGACAACGTCACTAGAGGCTGATACCTGCATATCACCTTTCTTCTCTGTTAAATAATCTGTATAGCTTTGCTTAGGTGCATTATCACTTGCCCAACCTGTACTGGCACCATCAGGATTAGGATTTGAAGCCTCATTTGAAGTTGGAGTAGATCTGTACTCGCCAAGTTCTCGCCTAGGAGCTAATTCTCTAGTTGGACCTAATTCTCTAGTAGCTGGAGATTCTCTTTCTTCTGGTCTATCAAATCCAGGATGGCCATGACCAGGCTTAGTTATAGCATCACCAGCCATTCTTCTTTTGGTCATCGTTATTTATTACATAGTTAAGCTATCACTATTGTAGTCTACTTGTAGTCCACCGCGTCTTAGTAGTCCTCCCATAGTTAATATCATCGAATCAACTGCATCATCATGAGGTGAATGCCCGAAGTTCAATAGTTCTTCTTCTAGTACATCCCATTTACGCCACTTATTCCAGGCAACTCTCCTGTTCTCATATAAGCCAAGCACGCCTCGCAGCCTTGCTAATTTATCTCCTTTAAAACCTTTAACGGGAGAGCATGTAAGGTTATATAGTGCCCTGTCTTCAAACATAATTCGCTTAAAATCACCTTCAAACGATGTCTGATAGGCCACTGCTTCTGGCCAGATTACACATGGTGACATGGTTGGGAAATATTGCTTGTCATCGTTTTCAGCGAGGATATTCCAATCAGCAAGCATTTCGCAAAGGGTATCCATCTTCTCGATATTGCCCATTGTCCTGTTTCGCCGTTGATCGATTAGGTAGATCTTTCCATCCTTGATTCCGCCAAGAGTCATCACAGTCCAGTCGTTTTTCTCCTTTAGACCGCAACTAAGGTCAATGCCTACACCAATGCAGTCATATTCCTCTGGAACTTCTGTTTTATAGATCAACTCAGGTGAGATGCCGACATCGGTTGTCTTAACTGCTGTATTGAGGTACTGATACGCGAAGGCAATGCGGTCCTCGCTCTTGCGTTCATTCAGGTACTTCATTGACCAGAAATCAGGCCAATAGGAACGCTGCCTACCTTCATTGTCAGTTAGTACAGCCTTCTGAACGATCTGCTTCCAGTTGTTCTTAGGAACAAAGATTGTTGCGTGGATATCATCAAAGTGGAAGCGGGTTCCAAGGCAGATCGCACGAGCACCTTGGAACATCGTTGGCGCAATCACGTTTGTCCAGGTGGTCTCCATCTCACGGCGTATGTCTGGGTTGTTGATTGAACCTGCAGATTTAATCGGGTCATCAATCAGTACCAGCTGAGAGCGCTTTGAGGTGATAGCACCTTTTAGTCCACCACAGGCAATCGTGAAAGCTTCCTCTCCACTTGTGTCTATACCAGCGAAGTCATAGTCAATACTCCAGTATTCATCCGATCGCCTTAGCTTGGACAAACGGACCATTGGAAAAATTTCACGGTATTTTGAACTGGTTAATATCCCTTTAATCGTCGCTGACTTTGCTCTAGCAATATCAACCATGTAACTGATATATAGGATCCGTAGCATCTGTTTATTAGCTGCATGACGTCCGATCATCCAAGCAGCAAACATTCCAAGTACTGTACTTTTGGCACTACCACGCGGAGCAAGGATATCTGTGTTAGGACCGCCGATTCCAACTAAGCATT